GCGTAGTTCCGCAGACATGGACGACGTTGCGGCGACAAGTGACGCAGCGAGTTCCGTTCCGCTGCGTAGTTCCGCAGACATGGACGACGTTGCGGCGACAAGTGACGCAGCGAGTTCCGTTCCGCTGCGTAGTTCCGCAGACATGGACGACGTTGCGGCGACAAGTGACGCAGCGAGTTCCGGAACAGAGTTTGTAATGGATGCCGACAAACCGACGGAAGAACCGACGGTTGCGCTGGCGAAGTCCGGTTGTCCGGTGGTCAGAGATGCTGCGACCGAAGCGACAAAAGCAACTACTGATGCGGCAACCTCGGTCCCCTCACGCAACTCTGCGGTTGCGGTGAGGAACACATTTGACTCCGCTGCCGCAGTCTTAGTCTGACTTCGGAGTTCAGCGGAGATCGAGGCACTCGACTGGACAACTGATGCAGCGACTTCGGTTCCATTAGTTACCGAAGCGGAAAGAGATGACTCAGATGAAACCGTCGCGGTGCGGTTTCGCTGCCTGAGATACAGGGCGTCAACGGATGAGATCGACGCGATCGACGCAGAAAGGGCCTGTGATCCACCGCTTAGAGTGGCAGACGCACCGAGAAAAGTGTTGCACTCTGCGACACCGAATACCGTCTTGTCACGCAGTTCGGCGGATAGCGATGCAGACACATCTACTGGAGACTGCGCCGCCTTGCTGGTTATGAGCGTTGCCGATGCCGCGAGCGTCGTTGACGCTGTGGCGGTTGCTAATACGTCGTACTCAACGCCCGCAGCGGGTACAAGAATGAGTACGAGAGTCATTTAGTTACTGGGAAGAAAGCGCAGCCTCACGCCGGTCCACCGCCGCCTGTAGAGCGGCGTCACGACCGGGGCCGGTCAACTGCGCGTCCATCGCGTCAAGGAGGCGCTGCGCCTTGCTGCGCTCCACCTTCTCCGACTGGATCAAGGCGCTGATCTGGTTACGCTGCTGCAAGTCGGCCAGAAGGTCAATGTCCTCGGGCGGGCACTGCGCGGCGGCGTCGTGCGGGTGCAGGGTGCGAAGGTTCTCTAGATGCTCGGGCCACTCGCTCGGAAGCACCGCGAGGATCGCCTCGTAGTTGGCGATGTTGACATCGTAACCATAGACCTCATGTGTGCGGCTAACGATTGCGTCTGCGAGGTCTGCTTCACGCTTCTCGTTACTGATGATGTTCACTTATTTACCTTTCAGTTGAACGCAACGCCATTGCCGTCGTTTGGTGGAAGCGTGCCGGGATTAGAAAACTTGGTTCCAAAGCCTGATCCGCTCCACGGGTAGGCGCTGACGAATGGGGTGTTGGCGTGAGCAACGGCAAAAACGTCGTCTGCTGTGGTGAACGCAACGCGTTGGCCGGTGTTTGTTGGAAGCGTTCCGGGATTAGAAAACTTGGTTCCGAAGCCTGATCCGCTCCACGGGTAGGCGCTGAAGAATGGGGTGTTGACGTGAGCAACGGCAACAACGTCGCCTGCTGTGGTGAACGCAACGCCATTGCCGGTGCTTGTTGGAAGCGTTGCCGGGTTAGCGAACTTGGTCCCAAAGCCTGACCCGCTCCATGGGTAGGCGCTGACGAATGGGGTGGTGCTGTGGCCAACGGCAATAGCGTCGTCTGCTGTGGTGAACGCAATGCCCCTGCCGTTGCCTGCTGGAAGCGTGCCGGGATTAGAAAACTTGGTTCCAAAGCCTGATCCGCTCCACGGGTAGGCGCTGACGAATGGGGTGGTGGTGTGAGCAACGGCAACAGCGTCGTCTGCTGTGGTGAACGCAATGCCCCTGCTGTTGCCTGCTGGAAGCGTGCCGGGATTAGCGAACTTGGTCCCAAAGCCTGACCCGCTCCATGGGTAGGCGCTGAAGAATGGGGTACCCTCGTGAGCAACAGCAACAGCGTTGTCTGCTGTGGTGAACGCAACGTCTTGGGCGTTGTCTGGTGGAGGCGTTGCCGGGTCAGCGAACTTGGTCCCAAAGCCTGATTCGCTCCACGGGTAGGCGCTGACGAATGGGCCAGAGGGGCCTGAAGTGGGTCTCAGGTGAGCAACGGCAACAACGTCGTCTGCTGTGGTGAACGCAACGCCATTGCCGGTGCTTGTTGGAAGCGTTGCCGGGTCAGCGAACTTGGTTCCAAAGCCTGATTCGCTCCACGGGTAGGCGCTGACGAATGGGGTGGTCCTGTGGCCAACGGCAATAGCGTTACCTTGACCTGCCGGTGCGCTCCCCGCCCCCGTCAGTGAGAGAAGCGTCGGCATTAGTAGGTCGCGTAAACCAAGTTGACGATGATCTCGTTGGCCGCGACTGCGCCGGTGTCGGAGTCAGCAGCACCCGTGGTCGTGGCGAACGCAAGCCCCGTGGTGAAGTTGACGCCAGCCGGGAACGACACGTTGGCCGCGCCCGAGCCGGGGATTGCCAGCACCAGCACCGGGGTATCGGTGCCCACAGTCGGAGCCGACGCCTTGTTGTAGAACTTGACGTAGCGCACCGACGAGTTGGTGTTGCTGATGTAGTAGCCGTACAGCAGTGTGTTAGCCGTGGCACTGACCGACGTTGCGTTGGTGCTGGCCGCGCTGTTGAGTTTGTACGGCGTCGGGCGGTACGGGGACTTGACGAACACCGCACCACGGGAGTCCACCGAAAACGACGAATAATCGGCGTCTGCGCTGACAAGTGTGGTGGCCGCGTTGTCGTTACGCACCGCAAGTGCCATGACACCGACATCCGACGCCGAGTGAGCGGCGTCCTCGGCCTTACCGAGGTTGGTGGCGCCTGTACCCGGAACGATGCGCGTGACATCTACATCGAGCCCGTTCGTTGCATCAGCAGGGATTACCGTGGCAGAGCCATCTGCGCTAATCGCCAACTTGATGATCTGGACATGCGCGGTGCCGGTGTCGTCGGTGGCGACAACAGCGCCGCCCGACATCGAGTTGAGCGTGACGTTATCCGCCATAACTCAGTCCTTAGGTAAGGGTGATGTCGAGGTCACCGGGCTGGAACAGCACGGTGTCGTACTGCGCGACGGAAACGGACGAGTTTAGGCTCGCGTACGCGATCATGTTTCCTGCGGTCGATGCGTCGCAGATGCCGACGTACGTGATCGTTCCCCACGAACCTGTTGCCATCGGGAAAGCGATCAGGTTCGTGTTCGCGGTCGCGCCACCCGAAACAGCGTCCCAGTTCGACCCGTTGTTCGTAACTGAGACACGAGCGTAGGCGTTGCCCGATGGCTCGCCTGCGGTCGATCCGGTTGACGAGTCCGAAAGTGTGGCCGTCCAGAGTCCAATGTAGTACGTCGCCGGGACGGTGAGGGTCTGGTTGCCGAACAGTTTTCCAAGAACCTGATCCTCGAAGTAGTCAGAAAGTCCAGATGCCATTAGTCAGTCACCTCCATGACCGATACGGTGCCGGAACCGGAAGCGAGAACAGCGTAGTAAGCGTTCTTTGCAGAGCCGTCGGCGGGGTGTGAGTTCTGGATAACGATGGTTTCGTTAGCGTCCATGTGGAAACCGTTGGACGTTGTGACGCCGAGCGGCCCGAAGTACGCCTTACTGGAATGGACATTCTTGATGTACAGGCGACGACGCTTCGGGTCAGTACCACACAGAAGCGTCGCCGTGGTTCCAACGCTGACGTTGGACGTGGTAACAGCCACTAGGCGTCCTCCTCGGACAGGATCATGCGGAGGTCGTCGTCCCACGGGACGTTGATTCCGACCAGAGCCTCCGCTTCCTCAGCGGTCGGAACATTGTCGAGCGTCTGAACGACAGACGCCATACGTGCAGCCTCGGGTGCCTGAATCCGGTCAAGCAACGAGTCGCGCTCGCGCTGCCCCATGAAGAAGATGAACGCGGCGAGCCCACCATTGACAACGGTGGTGACGCCGAGGATTACGATGGCTGCGATCATGGGTTGTAATACCTCTTGTGCTTCTTCGAGAGAAGGTAGTTGACGGCGAACTCAACGTCCGTCTTGTTCTTCGGGTTGCGTGCCCACTTGTGCGTGCGCTGAAACTCGCTCATCGCTCGGTCGAATCCAGCACCGTGAGTCTTTGCGAACGGAGACTGCTTGCCGGTGAAAAGACGGATCATCGGCATGTCACCCGCTGGCATCTCCTGATCTGCGTAGACGCGCTGAAGGAACTTGCCGCGATTCTGCGACGGAGACTGGAGGTTGAGCCTGTTACTAGCGCCAGCGATAACGGAGGCAGGCGGCACGACGACAGCAGCAGTTCTTCCGATGCCACGTCCAAGAGACTCAACGCCCGTCGAGATCGAGTCGAGGTAGTTCTGGAGAAACCCACCGGCTGATGGGCGGCGAGGACCCGGCTTACGCTGCGGGGGACGAGCCTGCGTTCCGTAACGACGCTCGGGGTTCATCCCTCCCGGGGTCGGCTTTGAGTAACCGCGACGAATAACCTCTACGAGAGGGTTCGTCTGCTGCACCGGCTTGCCCCTCATCGGGTTGTTCATCACGACCAACTACCGCCGATCTTGTACGTCTTTCCAGTTTTCTTGTTACGCATCGTGTACACGATGTCCTGCGGTCGCGTGCCCGGGGGAGGCCCAGCGAGTGAACCCAGACTTGCGCCACGCGCAAGTCGAACGATACTCGGAGCCATACCGACTGCGCCGAGTCCGAGGTTCATTAGGCCGAGTCCCTTCGAGATTGCGATCTGTCGTCCGCCGCTGCGTTTGATGTTGAAAACATCCCTCGCAGAAGCGTCGTTGCCGAACTCTGTAACAAGACGTGTCGCACGCTTTTCAGAGCGACGCACAGCGGCCTTATTCAGGTCATCAACGAACAGTTTGTACGGGTCCTTCTTGCTCGTTCCACCGTAGATTGCGACCGCCTTCTCCTTCTGCCTGTCAGTAAGTTGCGCGACTGTTTTCGGCTTTGGAGGGGTCGCCTCTGGCTGCTTTCCGGCGACATCGCTTACGAGTTTGGCAGCGGCCTTTTCGTTGATGTCACCGGTCTTTTTAGGATTCCACGGCAGGTTTACGCTGTAGCCAGCAGAGTGCTGGAGCCTGTACGCGCGACCACCCTCGTGAACGAGCGAAACCTTACCCGCGCTCGTCACCTCTCTCGGCTCTATCCGCTTCTTTCCCTGAGTCGGAGCGGGGCTCGTCATCGTCTTGGGCTGCGTCGGCTTCGTCGGCGACGGAGCAGCCGTGATCGTCACCTGAGGCTTTGGAGGAGTTACCTTCTTCGGCGCCTTAGGTAGGTTGACCTTGCCCTCGGGGGCGGCAGCAGGCTGCGTCGGCTTCGGAGGAGTTGGAGACTTCGGCTTGGACGGGGCTCCGCCCGTTCCCTCTCCAAACCCGGGAGGCTTGGGGAGGTCTGCCCCAGCGACCATCTTCTCCAACTTCTTTCCAGCGCGGGGGATGTTCAGCATCCCGGGCTTGTTCATCGGAGACTCGCGCACCCTTCCGAACTCGGCAGGACGTGCACCACGACGCCACTGGTCAGCCATCCTCGGAACGTTCGGTCCGCGCCGTATGTTTACGGCCTGACCGCCAGCCTGACTCGGCTGCGTGGGAACGAGCGGTGAGCGACGAGGAGCGGGGGTGCGTACTGCGCTACGCGGCCTCATCATGGTTGAGCGGAGATCACGGTCGATCGCCGCAACCTGAGATGAAACTGCGGAGCCAATCGAGGAAAGGGTCTTTCCGAGGCTAGCCCCAGACGCACGCTGCGTTGCCGTGGCAGAACCAAACGGAGATGTACGGCTGTAGGTCTGGCCGAGGATGTTCGACGGGTCACGTGGCGAACGAGCAGGAAGGGACGGACGCGCAGTTCCAGATGAAGCAGACGAACGGATGATGTCCATTCCAGAACTACGCTGTCGCGGAGGCGTAGGCGTAGGCGGAGGCGGAGGCGGAGTTGAAGGTGAGACACCACGGCGCCCAGACGCGCCTGCCGCTGGGTTGCTACCGCGCCTAGACGTACCGCCACGAACGCCGCCAAAAAGAACAGCGGCAAGCGGATTTCTCGGGCTGTTACTCGCCAAGACCCATCGCCTTCTTTCGTGACAGCGCCTTCGCATAGATGCGACGCGCAGCAGCCTCGTTCGACGGAACTGCCTCGCCCCACGCAGCAGCGGTGAGCGCAGCGCGGGTCGGCTGTCCGTTCGGCTTCTTCATCGGGGGCAGGTTCTTCTGGCCGTAGAAGCGCGACGCCCAACTGATCCAACGCTTCTTATCGTTGGGGGACGCCGACGAGTAGTTCTTGACGCCGGGCTTGAGGTTGGCGCCTTCCTTGCGCTGGTAATGAGCGCGTCCTGCGGCGGTGAGCCCGCCTTCTGGATTACGGAGCGGCACTACTTCTTCTTCTTGGCGAACTTCTTTTCGCGCACCATCTTGAGGAACTCGGCACGGGACATCTTCTTGCCCTTCTTGGGAGGGACCTTCCCGCCCTTCTTCGGGTAGGTGTCCTTTGCGAACTTGCCGCCAACACCCTTCTTGATGACGGGCATCTCGCCGGTGTCATCCATGTTTTCGTCCTTCATTTTCACCTTACTCGGTAGTTTGTCATACATACCCTTGCTCTCGTGCAAAAACTTTCGTGCTTCATTACGAGAGAGGCCCTTCGACTTGATACGCCCAGATGCGACTGCGCCCATGTAACGCATCTGCGCCTGCGACTTAGCGGGCATTACCTGTACCCCGAAGCGATCTTCCTACCAACTACGCGGCCTTCTTCGTCCTCGGCTTCGGCTTCATGGCGTCGGCAAGGCGCTCGATGTCCTCGTCGCGGAGGACGAACTGCTCCTGCTCCAGAGCAACGATGAGGTCGGCCTGAAGTTCCTCGATCTTCGACTCAAGTTCCGAGATACGGTCCTCAAGGTTCTTGCGCTCCACGATCGCGTCCATCCACTCGTCGGCGGACACCGGGACATACGGCGAACCGGGCTGCGAGAGCATGTGCTTGATCCACTCACGACTCTGGTAGAGCGTGAGGTGTCGCAGTTCGCCGGTCGCAGCGGCGTTGGGGTCTGCGTCGTAGTAGGCCCAGTTGTGCTCGAAGTACGGACCAGACTCCTGCGATGAGTTGGCGGTCCGATGACACTTACGAGGGAGATGGGCGGGTGACTCAACCCAACGGTCTGACATTGGAGTTACCTCCGGTTGGTTACACCACCGGTAGACTACATCAGCAACCTAAGTTGGGGGACGTTGTGAACGTAGATGTATGGGCTGGCTACCACCCGCTGCCCGCTCAGGAACGATTCCATCGTTCGACATCGAAGTGGCGGCTCTACGCAGGAGCCGTCGGCGCCGGTAAGACGAAAGCCGGTAGCCGCGAAGCGATACGCACCGCGATCGAATACCCGAACTCTCTCGGGATCATCGGTCGTAAGGAGTACCGACCGCTCATGGACTCAACGTGGCGAACGTTTCTCCGTGAGTTGGACATGACGGGGCTGGTCGAGGCCGGGCTTGCGAAGGTAACAGGGGGTAAGGCAGCGTCTGCTCCTCCGCACGTTCGCTTCTGGAACGGATCAGAGATCATGTTCCGTAACGCAAAGAGCGAGCAGAACTTCCTCGGGGTCGAACCGGACTGGGTTTACCTCGACGAGGGATCGGAGATCAGCGACGAGGTGTACGAGATGCTCGGCGCCGGTCGTCTGCGTGGCACTCCGAACCCTGAGGGGAAGTCGATCTCTACGCAGATCATCAACGGTAAGGAGGTTGAGGTCCGTGTCTCTGGCCCCCTCCGCATCTGGGTTACGTGCAACCCCGGCCCGTCGTCCTTTATCCGTAAGAACTTCGTCCCCCCGGGGACTCGCGGTAAGAGGGCTCAGGGGTTCGAGGTGTTCGCCGCGCGAACCGACGAAAATCCGTACCTACCGCCTGAGTATGTCGCTGAGATAGGCAGGCGATTCACCGGAGCCCGCCACGCTGCTTACGTTCGAGGCGACTGGGGAGCCTTCGAGGGGCAGGTATTCACCGAGTTCGACGAGAACGTGCACATCATTGACGACGTTCCCGGCGAGTCTCTCAAGGGGAAACTCATCATCGAGGGGTGGGACTTCGGGCGTGCTGTCGAAACTGCGGTCATCTGGCTCGCGGTTGACGAGGAGGGGGAGGACCCGATCATCGTTTTCGCCGACTACGGCGTGGCGGAACTGGAGCCAAGCGAACACGCGAAGAACGTACGCGAGATGCGTAAGCGTTTCGGCATCACAGAGGTCATGGCGGTCGGCGACCCTGCTGGGCGGGCCAGAGGGGCCTCGGGTTCGTACATGGAGGAGTACGCGAGGCAGGGAATCTTCATCTCTCCGTGCGATAAGGGCAAGCGTCAGGGGGTACGCGACCAGCGTTTGGCCCAGTTGCTCGCCTCTCGGCTCGTGCGGCGCGACGGAACCGGCCCCGCGCTGGTCATTTGCCGCCGCTGCGCGGGTCTTGTGGAGTCGATTACGTCTGCGAGGTACAAGCCGGGCGGCAGAGTGGACCGCGATAGGCCGGATGAGCGGGTCAAGAAGGACGATCACCGGCTTGACGCTCTGGAATACGCGCTAATGGTGTCTCCGCCACCCCGTGAGGAGGCGGATACCGGGAAATGGCGCGAGTATCTGGCGTCTGGGCTCATCGCACCGAGCACTTCGGACCTTCAACGCGCACGTAGTTAGCGAACGCAATAAAACGTGGCTTGAAATGGACGTTTTCCCTGCAAATCGCAAAAGTTGGCCGCGTTTTTATGCCTAAGGTAATCCATTTATTACCCGATTCCCCACGCGCGGGGCGCCACCCCCTCCCCCCTCCCCCCGGGGGTTGCATACACGTGCATGAATGGGGCAGGGTGGGATGCAAAAAGTTGCTCTGAGCAGGGACTTTTCGATTTGTCATGATGTATGCATCGCCGGAAACGGTCCGGCGAATACGAATGGAGTGCATCATGGCCGAGTACGATCGCAGCAAGACGTGGGGCGCGAAGTCGCTTTGGACGGGCACCGGTGACAAGCGGAAGCCACACCCGGACGCCGTGGCCGCGTTCGAGTACATCAAGGCCCACAAGATCGTGAAGGGTTGGTACAAGTCGAACGCCCACCCGCAGCACGGCACCACGTTTTCCGGCGCCATGCGCCGCCACCTGCCGAACGCGGGCATTGGCGGGCAGGGGACGAAGCAGGCGTTGGCCACGTGGCGGCAGGCCGTCGCGGCCGTGAAGGCCGACGCGGCGCCCGCCGACGCCCCGGCCACCGACGCGGTGACCATTACGGGCGATCAGGCTAAGGCGTTCGCCGAGTGGCAGGCGTCGCAGGCGTGACCCTGCCCGCATAACGTCCCCTTCACGGGCGCCCCTCCCCACGCGGGAGGGGCGCCCTTTTTTTTGGCCCTACGCGGGCGCCCCGGGCACGTACCGGCGCGGCGCCGTGGGGGGCCATACAAGGCCGGTACCCCCCCGGGGAAGGGTAGGACTACCCCCGGGGCATCGCAGGCCGTTCTAGCCCCGTTCTAGGGCGCCGCAGGGGGTACCAGGCGGCTACCCCTGCCCCGGCATCGACGCCCCGGGCGGGCCGTGGGCGCCGGGCACCACGGCCACGGCGCCGGGCACGTCACGTGGGCGACACGTGGGCGACACGTGGGCGACACGTGGGCGACACGTAACGCGCACGTGCGTGGGGGACGCACACGAACCCGCGTGTCGCTCGTGACTCCGCTAACGCGGGCGTTGTGGACCCGCGCCAAAGGCGGGTTCACAACCCCCGCTGGGGTCACGTGTGGGTAATGGCTTGGTCATAACTTGCAAGTTGTGACTCTGTGACTACCCGTAGGGAGAGTCACAACTTCCGAGTCACAACATACCTACGCGATACGTAGTCACACGAACGGTCACAACTAGGTCACAACATACCGCCCACGTACCCCGCACGTGACGCCCACGAACCGCGTACGGAACACGAACCGTGCACGACACGGAACCGTGGGCAAGACCGCTGAGAAAAGTTGCTTCTGAGCAGGGACTTTTACATTTGAGATGCTGTTTTCAGTCGGTCGGAGCAGTCGGCTCCGCCCCGTACACGAGGAGTGCACAATGCCGGACCCCATCAGCAAGCAGCGCCGTTCCGTGAGGCGCACGAACAAGCAGCAGCGGGACCACCGCACCACGGGCACGCAGTTCACCCGCTCCGTGAACCCGTACGTGAGGGCCGTTGCCAAGCGGGACGACGACGCAGCGTACGCGATGTGGCTCAGGAACGCTGCCTTCACGGACGTTTCCCACCTGCTCACGATCACGAAGGAGGACTGACCGATGGCCGACCGCAAGCCGACCACGTACACGAACACGCTCGATGGGTGGACCGAGGTTGCGAACTACATCGCGTTCGCATACCCGGGCGCTGAGATTTTCGACGACCCCAAGATGGTGCAGGACGCGATCGCGTCCGTTATCGACACCTTCGTGGACGAGTCGGACAGGCTGACCCCCGTGACCATCACCTTGCCCGCGTACGCCGAGGCGTACGTCAACCGCGACTACTGGGTGGACTGACCATGACCGTGACCCTTGACGGACACACGCAGACGTTGCTCGTGAACCACGAGTTCGGAGGGCGCATGAGCCGCTACCTCATGGACCTGCACGCGCTCATGTTGGAGAACCCGCCGACCAACCCCGACCTCGCGCCCACCGTGGACCGCATCCGTTCCACCATCGACGCGCACCTGCTGGCTACCGACGGACCCGCGCTTATCGCCTTCCGTTCGCACGCAGACTGGGTGATCGTGAGCGACGTGGCATCGGGCCTGATGGAGGGTGCCGCATGACGCGCATCATCGGATACACCGGCAACCGTGGCACGAACGTGCGCCCCGCCAACCCCGACCGCATGACCAACGTGCGTATCACGCGCATCATCAGCGTTCCGCTGCGCCCCATCCGTGCGCTTGCGTCCACTCAGATGCGCCTGTTCGATGAGCCCCCGGTCAAGGCTCCCCGGAAGCGCACGAACACCAGCGTGCGTAAGACGAAGGACTACCCCGACGGACCGTACGAATGGACGGAGGCGCAGGGACGTGCGTGTTTCGAGGCGCACGCTTGGGCCGGTAGCACCTGCCTCGTGCGTGCCATGCAGGTTGCGTGGATGGACGATCGCCCGCCCTGCTACCCGCCCCCGTCCGTGGTGGACGCTGACACAGCGATCACCGTCCTGCTCAACACGTTCGTGCGGCATCACCTCCGCACGAGGAAGGAGGCATGACCATGCCCCGTACGTACACCCGCCAGCAGCAGCGTCGCAACGATCGCATCGCGTACGTGCTGGCCGTTCTGTTCGCCGTCGCGTGCGTCACCGTGTCGCTCTGGATTGTCGGGCGTGCGTTCGATCACATGACGGACCCGTGCCGCACGGACGCGCAGCGTGCGGTCGTACCTGCGTGCAAGTGACGTGCACATCACGGAACCGCAGGCAAGAGTGGCCCGGAAAAGTTGCTGATTAGCAGGGACTTTCCGGTTTGCTATGCTGTTGGAACATCAGTCCGGTAGCACCCTGCCGCCGGGCGTCACACAGGAGGTCACCCGTATGCCCACAGTTTCCCTCGTCCCGCACGGTGACGGCACCGCCACCCTCAACGTGGACAACCATCCCGCACTCACGGTTTCCGTGGGTGTCAACGGCAACGTCGGCGTCACCCTGCCCGTTGCCACCCGCGACGACGTGTTCATCACCCGGGACACGCACATCTACGGTGCGAACACCGGCAGCGGCATCGTCACGGACGCAACGCACGTGACGGCGATGAAGCCCGGTCGCCCGAACATCAACGTGCCCATCGAAAGCGGCGTGCCCGACTCGCCCTCTCCCGGGGCGCACCCGCTGATCGGGCAGGACGGATACCTGTACGACATGCTCTACGCCCTGTCCACCCGCACGAACACCATCGTGTTCGGCCCGACCGGGTGCGGCAAGACCGCATCCGTTGAGTGGCTTACCGCCCTCCTCAACTGGAACCTCGTGATCGTGTCGATCACGCCCGGCTCCAACGAGGACACCATCTTGGGCACGCAGTTGCCCGCTGCCCACGACGTGACCGGGGCGCCGACCGTCAAGTGGCACGACCGGATGATCGCGCAGGCCGTGCGGTTCTCGCACGATAGGCCGACCGTCTGCCTCATCGACGAGATCAACCGCATTCGTGACGTGAACGAGTACGCAGCACTCATGCCCCTGCTTGACGGGACCGCACGCCTCACGCTTCCGACCGGCGAGGTCATCGACCGGGGTGACCTCGTGCTCATCGCAACGGCCAACCCTCCCCACGAGTACGTCGGAACGAACGAGTTGGACCCTGCGTTCGAGAACCGTCTGCCGTGGACGCCGACGATCGACTACCCCGACCCCGTTGACGAGGCGCTGGCCCTTTGCTCACGTATCCCCACGCTGGACCCCGTCGTTGCCAAGAACATGTGCGACGTGGTTCACCGTGTCCGTCAGGCTGGCGAGATCGCGCACCCCGTCGGCTTCCGTTCGCTTGAGGCATGGGCGAAGGCGCTGGACTCCGGCTTCTTTTCGTGGTCGGAGGCGGCGGAGCGTGCGCTGATCGCCAAGTTCCCCACCGATGAGCAGCAGGCCGTACGCAACGTGCTTGCCATGTTCGTCACCGACGACAACGGCCAGCCGCAGGCGTAGGCCACGGACGACAGGAGGTACACGCACGATGAACACCACCACCACCACGAACACGAGCAGCATCACGGTCGATGCTGCGCTGTTCGAGCAGTTCCTCGCTTGGATGCAGGCGAAGGAGAACGCAACGCCCACCATCGACCCGGTTGAGCAGCCGGATAACCCCGATCCCGACACGCAGACGGACGAGCCGGATGAGAGCCACGTGTCTACGTTCGGCGAGCAGGATAGCCACGGCTTCATCCCCTCAACGCACACGCTGCCCGCTTTGGAGGGCGGCAGGCACGGCACGAAGGGCGAGCCCCAGCCTGAGGCCGACGCTGACCCGACGGACACGGACGATGAGCAGCAGCCGCCTCCGTACACCAGCCCTCTCGCAGGTACGACCGGCAGGGTACGTGCACGCCGTGTCAACCCGGCAACGGCGCAGGCGTACGTACTGACGGCGATGAAGTCGAAGCAGCAGGGCACGTCGTTCACCATCCGTCAGCCCCGCTACACATACTCATCGTTCGGACTTGCCGACGCCGAGGACACGAGCGGCAAGACCGGCGTGGTGCAGGATGTGCACGGCATCACGCTGACCGTGGCCCAGATTCGTTCCGCCCTCACCAAGATGAGCGAGCGCGGTGAGGTCTACTCGAACGGAAAGAACGGCAAGCAGGACCGTTGGTACGTACACGCAGACCAGTTCAGCAACTAGGAGGTACGCACATGACTACCGCAACGATGCCCACGATTACGTCCACCCTCACCGCTGACCCTGCCCGATGGAGCGAGCACCTCGTCAGCCCCTACATCTCCATCTACGAGCAGACACACGCAGCAAGCGTCGCCGAACGTGAGGTCGTCGCAACGGCGTCGGCCATCATCAGGGACGGACGCACCATCAACGCCCGCCATAACACCCGGGGACAATGGGCCGTGGCGATCGACGAGAACACCGGCAAGTACGTTCGCCTCAGGTGGTCGATGTACACCATCGACGAGAGCGGCAACCACCGCAACATCACACGTGGTGAGGCGGTGTCCGTCATGTGCCACGAGATGTTCCACATCCTGTTCACGACGGAGATCAGGCGCCCCGCATGGTGCAAGCCTGAGCATTGGGCCGACTTCTTTACCGCCGTCAACTTTGCGGAGGACGTACGCATTGAGGACAAGGGCGAGGCTGTCGTCCCCGCTTTCCAGATGCTGCGCCGGATTGAGAACGACCGCATGATGCCGGGCAACGCCGCCAACTACGCATCGTTCGACATCGTTCGCAAGGTGATGATCGTCCTGTTCGCCGAGCGTTGCTGCTCCAACGCAGACGTGTTCGCCGGGCTGCCGGACGCAACCGTACAGTCCGTGATCGACGGCGGGCGTCCGTCGTTTATCTCGGCGACCAACGCACCAGACACGGCGACCCTGCTCGAACACCTGCGTCCCCTGTACGACCTTCTCGCACCGCACCTGAACGGTGGCGGCGGGGGAGGCGGCGGCGAGGGCGGCGAGGGTGGCGAGGGCGGCACCACTACCACCACCAGCACGGACGACGACACCACCACGGGCGGTGGCGGCGGCGGCACCAGCGGCGAGCAGGACGACGAGGGCGATGAGGCTGCCGGTGGCGGCGGCGACGGCGAGGACGACGACACCGACGACGACGCCGACGATGGTGACGGTGGCGACGCCGACGACACCGACGACGACGCCGATGAGGGTGACGATCAGGACGGCGACGGCGATGGTGACGGCGACGACACCGACGACGACACCGACGACGACACCGACACGCAGGACGGCGGCAACAGCGGCGGCAACGGCGACCCGGGCGAGACTGCCCGGCCCGACCGCAAGCGTGGCGAGTGGAACGTTGACAGCGACGACGATGAGATCGCCAGCGATTCGTTCGACGACACGCTCTCCGGCGAAACGATCGTCCGTCACTTCCGCACGCAGGGTTGGACGAACGACAAGGGTGCGTCGCAGCGCATGGCTCCGGTCACCCGCATGGTCGTCCGTACGCTGCGCCGTACGTTGCAGGACAACGCCAACGGGGGGTGGACCGGGCGGCACAGGCGCGGTTCGTTTGACGCCAAGAGTTCGACGCGGCTCGGCATCGGCGACCTCCGTGCGTTCCGTCGCAAGCAGGGTGCGAAGGGTGCGCTCGACTTCTCCCTCGTCCTGTGCCTTGACGCATCATCGTCCGTTCGCAGCGGCAACATCGGGCGCAACATCGCCGACGCTGGCCTGTCCATGTACGAGGCAGCACGGCAGGTGCACGGGCTGGACGTTGCGCTGTGTGTGTACGGCACCGGGGTTCACATCGGTATCCCGTTCGACATGGCGCAGCGCACCGATCGCATGAGCATCGCACGGTACGAGCGTGCCCTGCGCTGCGTCCGTGGCGGTCACGCTGGCGGTACGCTGGAGGCAGACGCTCTTGTGTGGGCACGTGGTGCCAGCCGCAAGCGTGGCGCTGCCGCCCCTATGATCGTCGTCATTACCGACGGCGAGCCGCATTGTAAGGAGGACGTGCGTGCCCAGATCGCCTTTGCGTACAGCGAGGGGGTTATGACGGGCGGTATCGGTGTCGGCGGGTACGCTGACCCCGACTACCACATGCACCACGTCAGCGTCGCTGACGCCTCCGCCCTGCCGAACGCACTCGGCGTCCTCGTCCGTAACATGATGAAGGGAAGGAGGTGAACATGACGCAGGACGCAGACTTCATGGGCGACGTGATGCACACGCTCGAAGCAAAGCGCAACCTCGAAGCGCAGTTGTCCGATGCGCGAAAGGCGTGGGTTGACGCAGTTATTGCAGCGCGTGATAGCGGGATAACCGTTTCCGCTATCTCACGTGCGACGGGGGTTGTCGCACCTAACCTGTTCCGACTTCTCGCAGACGCGAAGAAGGGCTAACGTAACGTTCGTTATCTACGCAGGAGCGGGGTTCTCTTTACTACGTAAAGAGAACCCCGTTTCCCTAAACGGTAACGAACGAAAGGAGATCGCATGAGATCGCATGGGAGTTTCGTGATGGTGCTGGTGGCGGCGTCGTTCGCAGCAGCGGTCATGTTCGGGTGCGCGAAGCAGGCACTCGCACCACCGTGCCAAGCGCACAAGGGCGATGCCAAGCGGGCGTGCATCGCAACGGTGAAGCGCGACCGGATGGAGTGGCCCCCGAACCCGACGGCCCGGGACCTCCGCGTTCGCAGCGTCAACGTTCGGAAGTTCATCGCCCTCGGCAAGTGCGAGGCAGGGCATGGCAGCGGGTACGCAGGCGTCCGTTGGCACACGCCCCGTGGTTGGAAGTGGCAAGGCGCATACGGGCTCTACTACTCAACGCATCAGAGCGTCGGCCACCCGTACGGAACCGACGCTGGCAGCATGACGTGGCAGCAGCAAACCCTCGTGGCCGAGCGCGTTCGCCTGCGCTATGGCATTGGCGCATGGGGCGCAGCGTCGTGCTGGGTAAACGGATAGACCGTCCCCCTTGACTTTGTTTTGTGGGCACGCTAGGTTCACGTCAAGTCCACCAACCAAGAGGAAATCATGGACAAGCCACGGAGGGTTCGTTGGGTCGGCGGCAAGTTCGACGAGAGCGGGAAGGACAGCCGACAGTTCGGCGTCACCTTCCCCGCCCGCATCGGACGTGCAATCGCTGGCATGGAGTTCCACGTCGAAGTGCGTGACGACGAGATTGCTCTCGTCCCTGTCGGCGCACCGGCCAAGAAGCGCAGCGAGCCTGCGCTTGACCCCGCTGCCGTCGTTCTCGCCCAGCGTTTTCGCGCGCTGGCCGACGAGGATGAAGGTCGTGCGGTGGTAGACGACACGACGGATAAGATCGCCCTCACCTAGAGGCGACACACGTGTAAGTAACGGGGCCACCCGAGCGAGTGAGAGTCGCCGGGTGGCCCTACGTCTATGGAGGCAGAACGTGCAGACATTCCTTCCCCACCCGAGTTTCGTAAAGAGCGCGAAGGCACTTGACGACAGGCGGCTAGGCAAGCAGCGGGTGGAGGCGTATCAGATAATGAAGGCGCTGGCCGACCCCGACTACGGTTGGCAGCATCACCCGGCAGTTCAGATGTGGAGGGGGTACGAGGATGCGTTGGTGGAGTACGGGTCAGCCTGCTGCATGGTGTGGGTGTTGCGGGGTTTCAAGGATTCGCTTTTGGGAAAGTTCACAGACAGGGCGTGGCCTCGTCCGTCACGGATGCCCCCGTGGTTCGGCGATACCGAGTTCCACCGTTCGCACCAGTCGAACCTCATTCGCAAGGATGCGACGCACTACGGACCTCAGTTCCCCGGCGTTCCCGATAGTCTCCCGTACGTGTGGCCTGCGAACGACGAGTACCGGGTATGAACGTAGATGAAGCACGCGCCCTGATTGACGAAAGCGACGGCCATCCCGTCGTTAGATGGCGCGACAAGAACGAACGATGGCGGTTCGGGCACCTCGTTGAGGTGGGCAACAAGTGGGCGAAGATACGCATCGGCGACGGCAAGGAGTTTCCGTATACGAACCAGCGTGTCCTCGTTGAGAAGATCGAGCCGCGCAGGAAATGAACGAAGTGCGCCGCTGCCAACGCTGCGGTTCCCGCCTGTCCAGTTGGAACACGGGCAAGTTCTGTAACCCGTGTTGGGAAGCGATGCCACGGACGCAGCGCATGAAGCACAAGTCCGAGTGGTACAAGTTGGAGATCGACCTCCGAAAGTACAGGAAGGAAATCCATGAAATCGAAAGCGACCCTGAGTGGCAAGGCCGTAGTCCTTCGTCGGGTATCGACTGAGGATCAGGGAAAGAGTGGGCTCGGCCTTGACGCACAACTCCACACCTGCGACGAAGCGATAAGCAAGCGTGGATGGGACAGCATCGCCGTGTTCACCGAGGTTATGTCAGCGTTCACTAAGCCGCTGGCGAAGCGGCCAGCCGCGCTTGACGCGATCGACCTCGTTCGCGGCACGAACGGAATCCTTGTCGTTGCGAAGGGAGACAGGCTCTCACGCAGGATGAAGGAGCGGCTTGAGTTGATCGAACAGTCGCAGGACGAGGGCTGGGGCATCTTTCTCTGCGACCTTCCCGAGGCTGACCCGACGACGGCTGGCGGCTGGCTAATGCAGTCGATGTTCGCCATGCTCGCCGAGTATGAGCGACGCATCATCAGCGAGCGTACGAGCGACGCCATGCACGCGCTCATCCGTGCGGGTGGCAAGGTCGGTCGTCCACGTGAGACTGACGCGGGAGCCGCCGCTCGCGCCACCGTGCTGCGCGACGCAGGCATGGGATGGACAGCAATAGCCCGCGTGCTTGACGCCGAGGGGTTCACTCCCCCCCGTGGTGCGCTCTGGAACAGGAACACGGTCAGGCACATGGTGACGGGCGACTCGTGGGGGAAGGTGACCCGCCAGTTGAAGCAGTCGGGTGCCCTTGACAACCACGTCCAGCCCGCTACTCTGGGTGGTGGCACCGGGCAGTAGTGACCTGAGTGCCGGGAGCAGCCGTTCGACTCCTCGCGCCAGCCCTCCATGCTGTCTCATCAGAGCGGCGTGGGTACATAGGGTGCACTTCCTGACCGACGCTAGGCGGTTTGGCATCGACGGACCTAGCAACACATGGGGGGGCAGCGAGGGAAACCCGCTGACCCCCCTTCTTATTCCTCGTCGATAACGAGGTCGGCGGGCGGGGGGCCAGTCTCCCACGGCGGCGTGATGTTGATCTGCACGTTCGCCTGACCACCAGCGGGTGCGTTGTCCTTCAGCCCCATGAGGTCAGCGATCTGATCGCTCATGTTTAGGTCGGCTTGTATCGCCCACTTCTCACCGCGCCTCACGTCGGGTTCGATACCGGAACGGATTGCCATGAGGCGACCGGCCTCCTGCTCACGCATCTTGGCCTTGTCGATTCCTGCGACGAGTTCTCCGTAATGCTCCGACACAAGGCGGTGGGCTTCGACCCAGCCTCCCTTGATCTTGAGCGCCTTCGCAATCGTTACGTAGTCCTCGCCCTCGCACCTCATCCGGTACGCCTCGCTCACCGTCATGGCTTGCTTGGCTTCGGCTGCCTCTAGGTCTGTGCGCCTTGGCTTGCGTTCCTTACGAACAGGGAGGTCATCCGTTTCTTCTGCGCTATCCGTCAATCATGTCCTCCCAACGTGCGAGAAGGTTCTCGTCAACCGTGGCTGACTCGCTGAGTTTGTAGAGTTTCCTATTCCGTGATCCCGGGATTGCCTCGCTGTGGATGTTGTACCCAGCCTGCGAGATCGTCTTACGAATCTGGTCTTTCGACTTCCCAAGACGGTCGGACATTTCATCGACGGTCAGCCCGTGTGGGTTCATGGCGAGCATGGACTCCACCATCTGCTGCACCGTTTCCATTCCCTCCTTGTGGATTCGTGAGAAACCAGTATCGCGGTCGAACGCCATGTCTATGTGGACGCCCTTGTTGAGCCCACCGGGGCGGTGCTTCCACACGTACATGCGTGACCAGCCCGGCTCACCCTGACGCAGCCCGAGGATTACCTCGGCACCACGGCTGAACGCACCGCTCCCGAAAATGTCGTCAAGCGTGGGCGCACCGCCCGGCGTTTTCTTGTCGCCCTTGCGTGTGTGCACCGGCATGATGAAGGCGAACCCATACTCTGCCCTCCATCTATCGAACAACCGCATGAGGTCCACGACTTCGCGCTCGTTGTTGCTGTCGATCGAAGCGACCTTATAGGCGGGGTCAACAACGAGAACATCCGGCCTCAGTTGCTCAATGATTCGCTCGACCTGAAGCGCATCGTTCGTTGACTCACCGAGATGGAGCCCATCAGGAACTGAGATGTAGTGGATGTCCTCGCTGTTCGACATCCCCGTTTCGTTCGCAAGACGCTGGATGTCTGGTACCGACTGCTCTGCGTCGATAACAAGAACTTTGGGCCGGTTGCCTTCATCGTCTGGGCCTAGCCCCTGCCATCCGAGGAACCCCTCGCCTTCGATGATGGCGCGAATCATCCACATGACCAGCGTGGTCTTGCCCTCGCCAGTCGCTGCACCAACCAGCGTGCGTAGGCCACGGTAGACGAGCGGCCCGAGCAACTCCTGATACCCGGGGTTGGGCATCTCGCTTATCTGCTTCAACGTCATGGTCGTCAGCGAGAACCCGTCTGTGGATTCCTCCCCGTATACCGGGTCTGACTGGCCGCGCTCAACCAACTTGAGAACGTCGTCGCCAGCCTGATAGCGGGACACCGACTTGGCAATCCTGCGAACGTCGTCCTCGTCTAGAGGAGGTTCGACTCGCGTTGCGTTCGTTGCAACGAGGGCGGCCTCTATCTCGGGCTGCGTCATTCCCCTCCGCCGCATCGAACCGGCGAGAGATGCGAGCGCGTTGTTCCTTCCGGGGTACGTGATTACCGCACCATCAACGCGCTCCCGCGTGACACGCTCCGTACCTGACTCCGCCCAAATCCAGCGGGCCAGTTCGTCCGTTACTTCTGGTGTCCCGCTATCCCACGGGACTGCGTGTTCTGTCACACCCATTCGTAGTACCCGCCGTCCACCCTGCGTGACGGGGGTGCCACCACGAACCCGTTGCCACTCTTTATGTCGATGCCCCGCAACTTGGCGGCTGGCACGTTGCCCGTCAGGTACAGGTGGATACCCCTGCGTGTGCGAACCTGCGGGCATGGCGGGATAATCCCCACCTCCATCAGGGGGAGAACCATCGCCTCCCCTCCCTCGTCGTCAATGTCGATCACCACGAGATTCGACGCACCGCACACGATGCCGATGTTCCGTGGCGTCACGTCGTCGAACCACGCCGTGACCTGTTCGATGTTGTCGCTTGCCTTAGACGGCCAATCCCTCCAGTAGGGATGCTTGCCGGGGCTGTCGCACTCGTGGCCGAGTCTGCACGTACATGCACCATCGTCACGAACGCCGTGCAGGGGGATCACCTTCCACCCCCGCTCGGCGTAGCGAACGGCCCATTCCCGAACGCTGTCCATCGTTACTCCTCATCCATCAACTCGACGTAGCGAGCGTACGCGATGGCCGAAGCATCTGCTTGATCCTGATCCGACGGGTTGAACTCCATCATCACGGACCAGTCGAACACGTCCTGCTTGGATGCGCGACCGCCAAGCCCGGCGATGCGCCGCCACTCTGACGGCTGCATCCACCGTATGACGACGTGAGGCCAGCGCCCCAGCACGGCATCCTCCGTCCTTGCACACACGGCGCCAGCCATGTACGCAGCACGGGCGAAGGGAAGTGCAGGCTGCTCAACGCACACGTCCGTCGGCTCTCCGTGTTCTCTGCTTGCTTCGATCAGCGCGTCGCGTACCGCCTCGTATTGCGACCCCTTGTTCAACGCGCTCGTCCTTGCCCAACGTGTCCCATCCTCCGAGTAAACGGCGACGGCAATCCTCGTTGGGGAAACGTCGATGCCCCAGACTTTCTGTTGGTCAGTCATCAAACTCTTTCTCCATCAGGAAGTTGATGACCTTCTCCCATTCGACACGCTCATCTTCTGCGAACTCAATGAGTGACTCGAATGATGACTCAACGCGCTCGCTCAACAACGAAGCACCGCTCTTACCAGCGTGCTTCTGGATCATCTTCAAGATGTCATCGCGTGCGTCACGCATCTCGTCTATCAGGTCAACTGTCGGCATCGCTTCCGCTTTTCCACGTCCCGGTCCCAAAGCAACCCTCGCAAAGGACCGGAACGAACGTACGTAACTCGTCCGAAAACTTGAGGAACCCCCCCTGCCCGCTACACCACGGGCAAGGGGGGTCCTGCCTACCAGCGAAGTACGCGCGCAGCGCGTCGTTCGCAACCTGCCATGTTGCTGTCCCCTCGGGTGTCCACCCTAAGGGGGCCATCAGTCGAAGGGGATTTCCTCCGCGTCAAACGCGGCCTTCACCTTCTCCTTCACGGCGTCAACCGACACCGCGCTGCTGGCCTCGCCCTCGGGCACGGCGTCGAACCGCTTGACGCTGTACCTGTGGAACTGACGACCCTGCTTGGAGGTCGCCTCCCCGTGGTACTCCACGTAGATCGACTGGCCGGGCTTGACCGGACCGTTCTCCGACTCGCTGCCCAACTCACGCTTGAGAACGGAGCGCGAAAGCCGGAGCCTGCGCTCGCCGTCCATCGCTCCGTACTTGGTACGGATGTTGACCAGCGACAGTTCCTCGACCTCGCCGAACGAAGTCACCTCCTCGTGCAGCCCCGTGACGGTACCCGCCACGAACTCGCCGGGCTCATCAAGGATCACGAACGTACCGCCGCCAGAAACTGCGCGTGCCTCTGCCTGCATCGCTGCCAACTGCTCGTCGCTAATGCTCACTTGTCTGCCTTTCTCTGGCTGAGATTCTTGTTGTCGTCGTCCGGCTCCGGTAGCGGAGGACCGAACAGTTGCTCCTTGCCATGCGTTGCACGAAGCATCGCAAGGCAGGCGAGGAATGAGTCGAACACAACACGGTCTGTGTTGACCGGGATTGCGTGCGCCCCATCCGGCCTCACGTGAAAGATGATGCAGCCATCAACCTCCGGCATGACCTCCTCGGTCCCGTCGGCATGGATGATGTGCGTCGCATACCTGTACGACGCAAGTTGCGCGGCGTACTCGTCACGTGTGGGACTCTTGCTCGTCTTGATGTCAACGAGCAACTTCTGCACACCGCTCGGCGTGTCCATGAGAACGATCCCATCGAACGTACCGGCGTAGTGGTGGTCATGGTTGTACGCAGTCTGTTCCGACCGCAGCCACTCCACGTTGTACTTCTCGGTCAGCGCCAGCAGTCCGTCGAACATGGACGCTGCGAGTTCTGAGAGAGTCGAACGAATGTCGTCCGGCTTCTTGCTCAGGTCTTTCAGGTACTCCTCCCACGCCTCGTGAACCTTTGACCCGGCAATCGCCGCGTCATCACGTGCGTGTCGGAACGCTGACTTGATTGCGTCAAGTGCGATGTTGTCGCCCTGCTCAAGCAGCGCACTCAGCGCACCGCTCTTGTGCAGTTCGACCGCACGTTCCGCAGCCATCTTGGAAGCCCACGGCATAGCCCACGGCTTCGGCCACATACCAGTCGCTGATGTTGACGACGGGTACTCCATCTGCTCGTCGGCCTCTGCGTGGAGCGGGTACGGGTAGAACCTGCCCCCGCCCCTACGCTGGACCGCGTTGCGAGGTGGTGTCACTCATCCTCCTCGTCGTTCGCATGTTCCATGAGCCCGCTGATGTCAACGAACTCGGTGACGTACCCGTAGAAGTTGTTGACCAACTCGGTTACGTCACGCTTCATCCCGTCTGGGATTTCGCTAATCCATCGGTCGATGACCAGCACGAGGTCGGTGGCGAACATGATCGAAGCAGACTGAACGCGAGATGCGTAGTCATCCTTCTGAACCTGCGTACCGTCGATGAAGTCTCGTATGTCCATGTTCCTCTGGGTTAGTGAGGCGGGAGGGTACACCTCCCGATCTCCAAACGCTAGGCCAGCGGGATCGGGAACTTCACCCGACGCATGGCTATGTACAAGATGTAGTCCACCAACTCCTGCATCGCCTCGTCCTCGAAGCGGTCAAGCGGCCAGTCAAGCCACTCCTTCTTGTACAACCTCTCGCCGTTGCGGTAGCGAGCCTCGGCCTGCGTTACGAAACCCCCCCGGGGTATCTCGTCCAGCGAAGCGCGTGCCTCACGCCACGCTGCGTCCAGTTCCATGAGGATGAAAGGCCACGGGTCATCCTTGACCGTCTGGTTCATACCGTTACCTCGTAGTCGAATCGTGCTCTCGTAGACGAGCCTGAGCGATTCCTAGCACGAATCGTGATGATGGGTGGGCCGAGGCTACCGTCCAGCCTCCCACGGAAACCCTTGAACGATTCGTACGTGTCGATCGCTGGCGATCCTGCCTGCTTGACCACCGACCCGCGCTTGTACGTGCCAGTCGATGCGACGACACGCGGCCACTCGACGATGTTGCTGCGTTCAACCCGGAGCGACGGAACAACCTGAGCGACACGCGGAGCGTGCGAGTGACCACGCAGGATGATGTCGGCGTTGCTGTACCCGAGTTCCCGCTCCATTCCGTTCAGCAGGTTCCCCGACCCTGCACGTCCAGCGGTCTGCCACCCGTGGTGAGCGTGGATAACCAACGAACCGATCGTGCTTTTCTTTTGACCGCGCACCCTGAACGAAACATGGACATACCCGCCGTAACCCAACTGGCGGTGGGAGATGTTGGCCTCCTTCGCAACCTCGGCGGTGAGGTTACGAGACTGGGTGACCTCCAACTTTCGTTCGTGGTTACCAGTCACGATCCCCCAGATGCGGCCACTCCCGATCCACGGTTCAAGGACTTCGAGTGCGTGCTGCACGGACTCGGACGGGATTCCCCCGTCAGAGTTGAGCAGCGCATCTGCGTACCGCTGCGGCAGACCCTGAGGAAAGAACCGCTTGTCGCGGTAGTCGATGAGTTCCATAAGGTCGCCCATCAGAAGTAGGCGTGCGTTCGGTATCTCAGCCCACGCCCTTACGTCCTCGCGCAGTTTCTCCTCGGCAGCGTCAGTTGCTCCGAGATGCCAGTCGCCCGTTGGGATAAGGACGATTTCCCCGGCGTTCTCGTCGAGGTATTCATCAACATGAACGACGTTCATGGCTAGTTGATCGGTTCGCCACCGGGGGGGTACTCCTCACCCGGTGTCAGGTATCCGGCAACAACCGGAATAACGGCAGCGACAACGACGGCGATCAGAGAACGCCAGTCAAGGTCGCCCTCTGCCGACAGCCACGCGACGAACGCTGGCGCAGCGATGACCGCTGAGATGGCGGCTGCTGCGATCTTACGGACGGGCCTGCCCCAGTTGCTCAAAGTTCCTCCTCGATGAATCGAGAGTAGATGTTGCGTGCCACATCGGTCACCTGCTTGGCGCCCTTCCACGTGTCACCGGCCCATTCGATCTCGGCCTTAGTCCCCCGCTTGATCCCGTTCTTGGCGACCCACTTGACGGCGCCACGGAACTGCGTCCAGCCGACCCACTCACGATTACCGATGACAAGACGCGCAGACTTCTTCGCGTCCTTGCCCGGCTCATCCTTCCCGTGCGGGGCGGGGAGAGGCAACTTGATGCGTCGGTACAGAGCGTTGCCGGGGCATGAAGTAGAGAACCCGTCCCTGTGCCCCTTGAGGCGGCCAGCGGAGAGATGCTCCTTCAGATCGTTTAGCGAACGCAACGCATCGTTGGTCGGAAGAACGTCATCGTATGAACCGATGAAGCAAACGCTCGGCTCGCTGTTGTGGCCGGGACAATGGGCACCGACGACATCGGGGCCACGCCCCTCGTAGATGCGGCCACTCGGCATGATGCAGTAGTGGTACCCAATGTCGGACCAGCCACGGCTGGGTCCCATGTGGAACGCCTGAATGTTCCGCATGATCGACGACTCATCTTCGATCGTCGCCTTCGGGCTTGGTGCTGGCGACTCAGAGTGGTGGACCCAGAGAGTCTCCCCCTCCCGCCAGCGTGTCGGCGTCCTGTTCTTGGCAGGCTTCGCCTTCCATACCCGTCGAGAAATAATCTCGGCCATGTGTCCCCCTAAAAGGTTACGTTCGTAAACACTCTAATGGCGATCGCGGTCACGATACCTCCGACGACCACCCAAAAGATTCGTGCGCTCGTGGCTGCGCCCTGCATACGAGCACGCCACAACTCAAGTTCCCTGATCCGTCCGTTCGTTTCCTTCGCCAGCGCCTTCACCTCGTCCACGTCATCCTTGATCTCGTCAAGGCGACGCATGATCCCGATGATGTTCTCTGGGCTCATCGGATTCCAGCCTTCGTAAAGAAGTCGTGCGGGTTCAGGGCACGCTTGGCGCTGTACTCATACGGGCCGGGGCTGTACAACTCAATGTGTGCATGAGATGAGCCGGTCCACGGCTTCACCCGTCCGATGGTCTGACCGGCACGGATGCGTCCTCCTCTCGTCACGTACTTCTCTGGCGACTCAAGGTGCCGGAAAACCCACACCCTCCCGCTGTCGTCACGGATGTACGTTGATCCTCCGTAGACCTGACCGCTGACACGCTTGCCGGGCTGCGGGTCATTACGTACACGGAACACGGTCCCGCTTACAGGCGCAGCGACAGGTGTATTGGGCGGAGCGAACCAGTCATCGCCGAGGTGCCTGCCGCCCTGCCCCTCCCTGTCGCCGCCCGCCCCATAGTCAGAAGTACCCAGCGCAGTAGGCAGCGGCCTGACGACGCCACGGGTTGATCCGTAGTTCAGCATCGTTCCCGCACCCGCTCCGGCACCTGCTGGCGCAGCAGTACCCATAGGTGCGCCTACGCCGGGCGCCCCGGTCCTGCTTGCCATCGCCATCGCCCTCTGCCTGCCGCCCATCGCCCGAGCAATCTGCGAAGCCGTCGCCTCCATCTGTGCAACGCTTGCCCCCCTGTCCATCTCTAGGTACTGACGGGCAAGAAGCGATCCCAGTTCGCCGCCTCCCGTAGGTGCTGAGTTCTGCACCCTCGGCTGCGGCGGCTGAACGCCCGGCGCCGATGGGATGGGAACGTTCCTTCCGTTGATGTACACCTGCGACGGATCGCCGCCGCTCTTTCGTCCGATGTTGAGGATGTTCTGGGTGTGCGACTGCGGGTTGTTGTTCGGTCCATTTGCCGCGCCGTACGGCGTGTAGATACCGATGATCCCGCGAAGCCCACTCTTTCCGTACGCCTGCGGGTACCCGAGGCTCTTGCTCTTGAGGGTCTGAGCAAGTTTCTTAGTGGCGGCTGAGTAGTTAGGGAACGAGAACCCCATGAGTCCGAACGGGTTGTTCCTGCCAACTGCGTAGCCACGGGAGCCGAACGATGACTCGGCGCCTGCGATACCGACGACAAGCGCCGGGTTGATGCCCCCCCTGACGGCTGCGTCATAGATGCCGCGTGCTTCGCGTGCCATCGGCGTACCACGAAGGGAACGCTGGAAGTTCTCGAATGAGGGGATCGACATGGTTTAGCGCAGCCCCGCTCGGTACAGGGCCTCGGCCTGAAGTCTACTTCGCATGTCCTGCCTGCGTGCCTCCGCATACCGGCGAGCACGCTCCAGTTGCTCACGCAACGCAGCGTCTGGGTTGTACCTGTACACCGGGACACCGACAGCGGTTGAGAGGATGTCCGTCGTCCTGCCGATCTGGCTGAGAGAACGACCCTGTACCTGAGGAGTGGCGAACAGGCGGGGCACTTCGCTCGAAGGAGAGCCACGGAGGCGCCACTCAAGAAGGTCAGAGAGGGCAGCGTCTGCGGTCGGCCGTGCGTTCGCGCCAGCGACAAGACGACGCGCTGCGTTGTAGATCGGGAAGTTCTGGCCCAGCAGGTACTCGGCGCCGGGAACCGGGGTTTCATCAACGATGCGCCCGGTAACCGGGTCGGTGCCATACGTGCGTCCCGACTGGGGATCACGAACGATGTCTCCGCCCACGCCGTAACGTGTCGGAACTCCGAGTGCGCTGCGCTGCATGGCGATGCTGGCTGGCAACGTAAGCGCGGGACCGAGTTGCCTGTACGCCTCTTGCAGGGCGATGCCCGGAACCTTGCCAACGTCGCCCTCCTGAATCGCACCGAACACGCGGCCAGCAGCGTCTGCGGTCGGCGTAAGCGACTCAAGCGGGTTCATAATCCCAAGCCCGATAAAGGTGTTCTCACCCGTAATCAGGCCAGCGTAGGGATCGAGGAGCGATGACTCCTCATCCGAGTACATCTCGTACGCCATGCGTGACGCAGCAGCGAGGAGTGCCGCACGCTTCGGGTACTTCACCGGAAGGGCAAAGGCGAGGCGGTGGATCGCTCGCATCCATCCGTAGAACGGGAAGGCACGCCGCAGCACCTTGCGCTCGAACGGGTTGTACCTGAGGTACTGGCCCATGAACCGCTCAGTCTCAAGGACGGACTGGCTGATGATGTCATCGGCCCACTTCTCGCCACGCTCCGCACCCTTGACCACGCCAAGCCACGCTTCGGCAAGACGCGCTGAACTGGTGGGTCCCCCGACCATCTCCTCCTCACGCAACTTCTTCTTCACGGCGTGCCAGTACATCGCTCTACGGGGCACGGCCTCAAGCGCAGCGTTCATCTTGTAACCACCCACGATGATCCGCTTCACGATGTTGCGTGACGGACGCTCGCCGATGCGTCGTGCGAGTTCTCCCATGTCACTCGACAGGCCGCTTGCGTCAATCTCCGCAAGCACACGGTCTGCGTACTTCTTGGAGAACGCCATACGTATCGCCTGAAGATCGAGCCCAGCGCCGAGGAGGAACTGGAGGCTCATGCCTACGCCGTTCTGAACGTACCAACGCGGGGACAGGGCCAGCACACCTGCCTTCCACGCGCCGTTGATGCGGTCAAGGAAGTTCTGCCTTGTGCCGAGTGCGTCCCGCCATCCCTTCTCAACAGCACGGGGGATCAGGTACTTGCGCCCGTCGTCCGGCAGTTCGTCGATTGCCGCAACAAGTTCGTCTGCCTCGGGCGAACCTTCACGCGCTGCCATCGTTCGGAGCAGTTCCTTCTTGGAACGCGCAACGTAGAGATCGCTCTTGCGCTCTGCGGTCTTGACAGTCTCGGGGACGGTGATGGGCTTACCGTCCTTGTCCTTTACGACGTACTTGGTGAGAACTCTCTCAAGCGCAGCCGCACGCTGCGACACGTCGATCGCATCGCGGAGGGCGCCGAGGATGATGTCAGGTCCGAACGCTGCGGTCCCCTCCCGCAGGACAACGCCACGGTTCTGCTTCTCCTCCGGCAGCGTCATACGCGGTGACGCAGTACCGACCGGGCGCTTAGTGGAACGCTGCTGCCCTCCGTCCATCTGACGACGGATGTTCGGGAAGTACGAACCCGGCTCCATCTCCATGTCGAACTTGGAACCGATGACGGTCTGCATCTGGTCCGCACGCTTCTGGAGGCGCGATGCCTTGTTGCGGTTGCGTCGCTCGTCATCGAGAGCAGCACGAATCCTGCTGTCCATCTTCTGGATGTCAGACGCTGCTGCGTTCTCAGTTACCAACTTCGCACGCTGAGTACGCAACGCAGCGGCATTTGCAGACGCGCGGACTGCAAGCCTCGTCGCCTTGTCACGAATACGAATGGCACGCCGCATGTACTCGGCTTCGTTGAATACGCCAGCGGCGATGTACTGAGCACGCTTCTTTGCGAAGTCAGCGGTCTGAGGCGTAATCATGTTCGCCTTCATCTTGAGGTCGCTTGACTCATCAAGAATCTTGGTCGCTGACTGCACCAGATCGTTGACAACCTTCGGTGCCGCGTCCGGGTCGAGCCACTCGTCAGGGATCGAACGGAGTGTCTCGATGTTGTCGTCGATCGTCTTTGCGTACTGCGGGTACTTCTCCCGTGCCTCCTCGTACGACTTGACCAGAGAATCGCGCCCCCACGTACGCGATGTCTGCGTCCTGCTCAGGTTGTTCAGGCCCATCGCGCGGATCGCTACTGCGTAGTAAGCAGCCTTTGCGCGCTTGGATGCGCCTACGTTAGTGCCACGGACTGGTCCCAGAATCTTGGGGACCTTGCGAATCAACTTCTGGAAGTCCCTGCTAGTACGCAGGAAATCGTTGTCCATGTTCGCAGCGAAACCGAAGCCGCTGTTGCGTACATCTCCACGAGCGATGCGCTCGTAACGGGCTACCGGAGAAAGCGGGTTACGTTCCTTACCACCGATGCGGAGCGGGATGCGACCGACAGCCCCTCTTGCTGCGGCAAGGACAGGTTCCGTTACGTAACGCTGGAACTCGCGGGTGATCGGATTTGCAGAACGCGGCCTCCGCATACGGATCATCGGGTCTGTCTCTCCCGGCAGGGGCGAGACATCTCCGCCCATGCGGGAGCGTGCGGGTGGCTGGATAACTTCTGGCGGTCGAGCGCGACGCGGGACAGGCTGCCCTTCGACAACTGCTGTCCTCTTTGATCCGACCGCATCAAGGAACTGGGTCCCGCGTCCCGGCGCACGTCCAGCCGAACGTGCTGCTGCGCGTCCTGCCATCGCTCCGGCACGCGCCCCTGCTCCGATCGTCGCGCCCGCAACCGGGTAGACCAGAGCAGCGGTACCAAGAACACGAACCGGCTGGTCGTACGCACGACGGGCTGCGGTTGCGAAGTCGCCACGGACAAGCGGGCCAAAGGTGTACGAGATGTCCTCGCCGAGGCCACGGACCATCCCTACTGTGCGCTCACCGAACCGGTTAGCGGCTGGCGCAAGGTCGATACCGGGCAGCGGGCTAAGGGCAATCTGTCCGAGGTCGCGTGCGTTCTCGTAAACGAGTCGTGCCGCACCCTCTGGGATAGGTGCGACACCTCGAAGAACGTTGAGCCCGAACCCTCCGATCGCCTGACCAGCGATGCGGAAGGGGGAGACAATCGAACCGAGGATTCCCCCGTCGTCCTCCTCCTTACGACCGTACGCATTGTCAGCCGCACGTACGATCTGGCCCGGAATCGTCATCGCCATTCGGGCGGGACGTGACGGGGTTCTTATCCTCTCGTATGCAGGTGCGAGTCCAGTAGACCGACGCGCAGTTGCAGGACGGCGAGCGCCAGTAGTCCTGCTCCCAGTCGTCCTACTTCCCGGCTTGGGCGCAGTAGACGAACGCAGCCAAGCGGGCTGGAGCGCCATCTACTTGATGACCCTGCGCGACTTGAGGCTGCTCTTTACCATGTCGATCAGGGCCTTCTTGCTCTTTCTTGCGTCATTAGACGGGCCGAACGATCCGCCCGGCTGTGGGAACTCGATGGTCGGGATCGCAGCGTCGATGATCGCCGTTACGTCCATTACGGTCGGCTTGATGAGTCCGTTACGGATCGCTGTCTCAACCCAAGACAGGATCATCCCAGCCTGATCGTTGAAACTCGGCTTCGTCCTGATACCGGTGCCAGTAGTCCCGATGACGTTACCCAACTGGTCCGTGCTGTTACCGACGTATGCGTTCGTGAGGTCGGTAATAACCTTCTGGCGCTGAGAAGGAGTTGCCCCACCTCCACCACCGCCGCCACCGCTCCTCGGCTTGAAGAACTGCTCACCGGTATCAGACGCAACAACGATGGTCCCCTGAATACGAGCCATCGTCTTGGGTCCGGCGCCCTTCGGCACGCGGCGGAAGCCAGAGGTCGCAAGTTCCGTTGCCGTCTTTTGCCCCTCGGTCTTGGCCTTCTCAACGTCAAGGTTCAGACGCTGCTGGTCAAGTTCGAGGTCGGCTTCCTTGAGTCCGAGCATCGCCATGTTGTACTGCTGCTTGATCTTGCGGTCGGCAGCAGCGGCCTTCTGCTCCTCGATCCATTGGTCCAACTTCAGGCGGTCCTCAATACGCTTGTCCGCGTACGCCTTAGACATGGATGCGTACTGCGACTGGATTCCGCGCAGTATCCCCTGACTGGCAGTTACCGGCGCAAGTGCAGACCTTGCGGCGTTGTACGAACTCATTACCTGCCCAGCATCAGCCTGAGCAGAAAGGGAACCCTGAGCCGCACGGAGCGCGTACGGGTTAGCCGGTCCGCTCGTGCTCGCAATCTCGACAGGTGAGACATTGGCAGCGGCACCCATCGCCGCAGTTCCTGCGTTTGCAAGCGCCTTGTACCTGTCCGCAGCACCCTCGCCCACACGCGCAAGGTTCTCCAGAGTCCCCCGAAGCGCAGGCTCGAACTTCTCGTAACCTGCCTTGAACTGCGTTTCCTGTTTCCTCAGGCCACGGAGGTACGTTGCGATCCACGGGTAGTCCTTTTCGTACGACTCGTATTCGTCCGGCTTCGGCTTCGGTGGCTCCTGAGTCGGCGTCGTCGGCGTCGTCGGCGTCGTCGGCGTCTTGGGGCGCCTGACCAGAGCAATCTGACCGGCAGCGTTCCTACCGATCGCAAGGTTGGAGCCAGCGCGGGTCGTCCCATACACACGACCACGCTGGTCGGTGATGATGTCTCGCGTACCGAAAGGAGTCGTCTGACCACGGCGAATACGGAGGCCGCCCATCTGGACAGGCAACTTGAAGCCGAGGCCGTACGGGCTCTTATACGAACGCGGCTTACGGAAATACTGACGCAGCGCCTTCTGCTGCGCTGGCGTCAGGCCGGAAAGGTTGTTGAGGTCCGGCGAGTAGTTGTTGTAATCAACCGCCACTTGCTACCTCCTTCTCGCGGGGCGTCGTGGCGGGTTCGGGCTACGTGTCTCGACGAAGGCCGGTGGGGTTCGTGCCGTTGCGGCGTCAGCAGCAAGTTGCTGGGGTGTCTTGGGGGTACCTACTACGCGCCAGTAAACCTGATCGCTCTGCGCCCCAATCCCAGCATCACGGGTGCGGTCAACCTTGATGACACGGAGGTTCATGTTGCTGTACCTGCTACGCAGGGTGTTCATGTTCGGCGCCATCCGGTAGATGCCCGGTATCTCGATCTCGCCGGGGCGAACCTGACTCTCGAACGACTGGCCGCGAGAAGCAGACGGAGATGGTGCGCTGTTCTCCTGCTCCTTCTGGCTAAGTTCCTTCAGGAACTGCTGCGAGTCTGCTCCGTACAGTTCCCTCCACCGGTCGAGCGCAGCGTTCTGTTCCTTGAGCATCAGGTCGCCGTAGCCCGTATTGTCGGTGTTCGTAATCGAGTTGGCGTACTGGGCGATGATGTCCTGCGCTTCCTTGCTTACACGCTGGAGCGCGGCTCCGATCAGTTGCGCCCGGCCAACACCGCCAGTCTGTAGCGAGCGGAACAGAGCCTCGTCGTACGCTGAACGCTCGCGCTCACCGACACGTCCAGTCTCCTGCTGGATTTCGAGGCTCTCGTCGCGGTTTGGCGTGGCGGGGTCATTCGGCTTGAAGGAGATGCCACCGTACCCAGAAAGGGACGAAGCCGTTGCGTTTCGCTTGTCACGAATCAGCCCCATGTACCTCTCGTAGATACTCCCTGCGCCGGTCCCAAGTTCCTTGATCTTCTGAGCACGCTCGCCGTAGCCCAACTGACCGACAAGAGCACCGTACGTTTCGTCTACTGCGGTAGGTGGACCGAGAGTTGACGGAGCGATGGACTGCGCCGGATTGTCAATGATCCGGGGCGGAGCGATCGTCGGAGGTGCGAAGTAGTTGGTGCTCATGTGTTCCTTATTTTACCTAAGAACCGAACGGGAACCTGATTACAGAAAGATGATTGTCGAACAGCGGACACGTCCAGTTACCTCCAACTGGAGGTGAGAGCGAACCGTCGATGCCGCCACCGGAGATGTAGATAGCGTCGCCTTCATCAAGGAGCAGAAACTTGTTAGATGACCAGTCGAGCGGGCCAGCGACCAGCCCCGTGCCAAACGAACGAGTCGATGTACCGCTCGGGTTGGTGATGGCGTTTGAGGTGACGACGACGATGTTCATGTCGAGTTGCGTCGCAGCGCCCGGCCCAACAAGCGGTGTAATGGAAACGTCGGAGAGAATCAGGTAGAGGCCGCCAAGACCGGTCGGTATGACGATCTGGCGGCGAGAGCCATCGTGGTAACCACCGTTGTCGTAACTCGTGTAACCCCAAGCCCACGGCGTTGACGTTCCGTTGTACGAACCACCCATGTCGTAAGACACGGAGCATCCGTAAACGGTCGGCTGGATCGTCGTCTTGTACTCAGTTTCGAGCACGGTCTTGAAGATCGGGCTCTTGACGTAAGAATCCAACTTGTCGGGAGTGACACCAGTTTGGTTCTCGTTCTTCGCCTCAACGTCCCAGAACTCGCTCATGTTCCACGCCTGTTGTCGCGGAATGACATGACGATCTCAGGAATCTCCGAGTTCGTATTAGAAGAATCCGTAACGCTCATGTCCAGACGAATCTGGTGCAGACGACCGACGCGGTTGACCTGACGCTTGAAACGATCAACACGGTCCGTCGTGTCTGCCGGTATCGACGTAAGATTCTTGGTCTGGTTTGACGACTCAAATAGCGATCCACCTGAGACAACCGCAACGTCGATCTGGGACGTAGGCGTTGACCCGTCGGTGAGATTCGCGTGGATCATCACGTCACAGAACCGAGTCTCCCCTTCGACCCCCTCGGCCTGAGCGAGTGCCGCGCTGCTCCATGCCTTGAACCTCGGGTACACCAAGTCTGCGTCAGCGGGCGAACCACCAGACACGGCTGGGTAGAAGTTGAGAATCCTCCCCTGATGTGCTGAACCAGACGAAGTTCCGTCAACGGCAAGTAGCCCCTCGCCGCCGTCCTCGATCGTCGTAGTCCACATGTGGGTCGGGTTGAAGTTGCTGACGCGGCCAAGCCATACGTTGTTGCGAAGGTCATAGATGAACGTCCTGTTCGAGGGGTTCACCGTGTCGGGTCCGACCTTTGCCCCGCCAGTCTTGGCGTCGTCAAGACCGCCAGCGGAAACGACGAGGTACGTACCAGCAACAAGGCCAGTCGTAACGAACGAACCTGCCATGTAGCCGCGCATAAGCGCCTGCCACTCCTGACGAATCTTCCCGGCAGTCATGTCAACAATGGCCCCGTCGCGCCACGTGTAGACGCCCTCCGCTCCAGCCCAATACGGGACTGACTCGTACGTGACAGCAGAGCGAAGGTCGATGCAGCCAGCGCCATCTGAAATCTTGGCGACCTCAAGCGATGAGTTCGTTGGGCTGACGTACGTTCCCAAGATTCCGTACACGGAGTCAGGCTTGAGAACGAGGAGTTGGTTGCTGGTCGATAGGAGTGCAACGATAGGAGTCGAGTCGTAACGACTCGGGATGTCCAGACCGTCGCTAAACGCAACGTGGTCGTTCAGGGTGGTGTACCCCGGAACAGTCGTGCTTGCGTAACCGGCACGCGAGATGGCGTCGTAGGGGATGTCCTTCGGAAGGGGGGCACCGGGCGGAAGCCCGATGTCCTTCGTCGCGGGGAACACGTAGACCCTGTTCGGGTACTGCTTCACGCCCGTCCCGTACAGAGAGCCCTTATGGACGGTGGCATCCTTGAACGGGCAGCGGCGGAGAACACGAACCCTTGTACCAATAGCGTTGGAAACCGCCGCAGAGAGAGTCAGTTTCGCGGCGCTATTCACGGTGATGATGTCGGCGATCTCGAAAGGCCCGCCGCTAACCCCGTCAACGAGGAGAGCATCGTTCTGGAGGTCGGTGGTGTTGATGTTCAGACTGGTGAAGTCTGTACCGGTAAACGTTGGGTCAGCGACACCTGTGGTAAACAGCGTCCCCGACTCTGAGATTGCGACTGCGGGCCAAGAGAACCCGACAGGGGCGACCGTGACTGCCATGTTGACGCCGGTAACGTTAGAGGCGCTTCCGTTTCTAATCGACTCGCTCGTGAATGAAGTCGATCCGTTCGTCTGGATAATCCGAGATGACAGCGAAGCCTGCTTGGAGTTTCCAGTAGACGTGGCGGGACGGATGTTGAGGAACGACCCGACGGTTGCCGTGAAAGAACCGGAGGTGGTGAAGGTCATGTCGCCTGAGTTGACCGTCACGGCAGTAGTTGCGCTCGTCGTCGTCTTGGCGCTCGTCGCTCCTGCGTAACGAACGATAGGGCTTTCTCCGTCCTGAGCACAGAAGATGAGATCGCCGTTGTAAACGCAGCGAGGAATCCAGTACGTGCTTGCGGAACGCGGGTTAGACCAGATCGACGTTCCCCCGCTCGGGCTGTCCTGCGTCAGGATGTTCCCGTTGGAGAGGCGCGACACAACGGTTACGTCGTTGCTCGTGAGAGAGAAGTTCGTCTTAGCCACGGCGCCGATGTCGAACGACCCGACAGAGCCACCGCTGTACGTCCATCCGTTGCGCTGCCTCACGTTGCCGAGAGGAGCGATCATGTCCTGAGCGAACGAAGCCTCGCCTGACGCAATCGCGTAGTCGGGGAAGTCAGACTTGTACCCCTGCGAGAACGGACGAGCGATTGACAGCCGACGCACTACGGCTCCCAGTAATACTGATCGCTCCAGCCGGGAGACTGGAGGCGGAACGACGGCATCTTGGCCGTCGCCATAGCGTTCCTCGCATCACGGAAAGCACGCTCGAAGTCGGCCATGTAGCGGTCTGCCTCGCCCGCGCTTTCCGTCCCCCCCTCCTGACGAAGGAGGCGGGCGCACGCGAAGGGGACGAGGAGGCGCGTGCGCCACGCCAGCGGTAGGAGAGGAACGTCGCTGTCCGCCGTCATCTCCTGAACCTGAATCGTGTAGAACATTCCGAGCGTGTACGCCTCGTCAGGCGGTGGGAAGATTCGGATTCTCCGGTCCCACTTGGAATACATGATGGGCTCGCCGAACTGCTCGTCGTCCTGCGTGCTCCACGAGATTCGCTCAAGCGCGGGCCACGACATCGAATCAAGCACCCAACCGCCACCGTCGCCCGAGTCCATCGTCAGGGTGTGGATTTCCTCGATGTTTGTAGCGAGCGCCGAACCGATAGCGTCGTACGTGTATACGTCCTGACCGTACTGAACGTTGAACTGGGCCTCCTTCTCAAGCCAGTCCCACGGGTCACCGGTAGACGCGACGTACAGGTAAGCCTCGTTGATTGCCTCTTTCGCGCGGGCGACATCGAATGAGTCGCTCGTATCGCGGCGCGACCCGTAGATCGCCTTTTGGTAGAGGTCTTGGAAGTCCCCGCTAGCCATCGGTCACGGAGGCAGGCACGAGGATCGTGTCCTTACGCCCCAAGTCCTTGCGTCGGAACGTCCAGACGAACTCCTCTGCGTTCGCCATGTTCTTCTCGACCTCCTGCGCCGCACGCATTTCCTGATCGAGAACCCACATACGCTCCTGCGTCTTGCGCCAACGATCAAGGTTGTCCACGCGGAACGCATCTGAACGACGCTGCTCGTCAATGACGCGGGCATCCGGCTCGCCCGTGAGGGGCTCCCCAGTATCTTCGTCGTGCAGCCTCCGTGCGATAACCCAGATGTGGCCGCCACCGTCGAAGGGCGACGTGATTCGGCGAGCGAGGCCAAGATGGCCGGTATCTTCCTGCCGAGCCAACTTGGCCTCGCTGTCGTACTCCGTGACACGCCCGCTGATGTTGTGCATGTCCTCCTCTACGAAACGCCAATCCTCGTAGAGAACGGAGCCGATCTGGTCGCCGAGTCTCACTTAGTTACCGAACGCGATGTAGCGGCAGGTAACGGCGGAAAGGTCGGTCGTGCTAGCGACCTCCTCACCCGGGCACGGAGCCGTGGCGTCAGAGGTAGTCCAGTACGCCATGACCTTGTTGTTCGCGTAGTCGTACTCGAACACGTAACCGCTTGCAGGGCTGACCGAGATGAACTCCACCTTGCTCGAAAGACCGACTGCGGTGGGGAGGAGAGCCTCCCCACCGGTCGGGTAAGACGAGTCAAAGGTGATGGTTCCCGTCGTGTACTTCGTGTACCTACCGACGGTATCGGTGCGCGTAGTGCTGACGGAAACCGCCATGACTAGTAGGCCCCTGCGACCTCGGAGATGTCACCCAGAATCGCGTGGTCACGCGGGCGGGTGGTCATCATGCCGAGGAAGCCGTCAAGGTAAGCCACCACAGCGGCGCTGTGGCCCTGACCGCTCGAAGCGTTCTTCAGGAAGAACTCCGAGCCGCCGAGGTTGACGAAGTTGAGAAGGTCGCCCGGCTTGTTGTGCTTCGGACGGACGAACTTCAGGGTGTCCTTCTTGAGGAGGTAGATGCTGTTCCTCGGGCAACGAGCGCCACGGTAGAGAGGAACGCCGAGCATCTCCAGCGGGCGACCGAAGCCGATGTCCGGCGTGGACTCCAGCGTGTAACGGAGGCCCGGGGTGATGATCTGGTGGTACGCGGTATACGTACCGAACGAAGCGAAGCCAGCGTAGTCGCCCGTGGGCTGACGGCCAGCGCGCCGCGCGATCTTGTTCATCACGCCGTGGATCAGTTCCTCGGTGAGGGGACGGAGCGTGCCGCTGTTGTCCGACACGACGGCCTGCCAGTAACCCTTACCGGAGGCGGTGCGGTCGATCCCCATGTAGGTGTTGTTGTTGTCAACAGCAGCCTTGATGCCGGGGAACTCCAGCGAGTTGTACGCGCCACCCGATGCCCACGTACCGCTACGGACGAGAACGCCAGCCGAGGTGGCCGAGGTCATCGTAGCCGAGCAGGTAAGAACATTCGTGGACTCGTTGATGTCCGACACGGTGAAGCCCGTCACCTGCTGGGCACCGGTCGTACCGTGCACAACGTCGTAGCGTGCGCGGTTTGCGTCGTCCACCCACACGTAACGGTCACGATCCACCTGCGATGAGGTCGTGGCGTCGAGGGTGATCGTCGAACCCGACGACGAAGCGACGTTCGCAAGAACGCCGCTACCATCGCCCCACGCCTGACGCTCGATGTCGGAGGACATGGCCTCCTTAGCGGCGCTCATCTTCTCGGCCATGATCGGGACCGCAGCGGCCTCGGTGGACTCCAGAAGCGCCATCTCCTCCATCGTGAAGTCGATAGCGTGCGCGAGGTGGGCGAGGTTCAGAGAAGCCTCGTCGTAGGTCGGGTCGCCCGGGTTCGGGTAGTTGCCGCCCTGCGAGATAGTGGCCTGACCGAGGGAGTCACCGATACGCATCTTGATGTACGAACGGCGACCCTCAATGTCCACGGTCACGCGGCTGTCAGCGTACGAACCGAGCCAGCCGAGCAGGGTGCCCGGCTCGCTGAGAAGTTCGTAGTTCAGCCCCGGAAGCCAGACATCCTTCGCAAAAGCGGAGGAAGCGGAATAAAGGGACAAGAGAAATCTCCTAACGGAAAATGGAACGAACAGTTGAACGGGTTATCCGCTCTGTCCGCACCGCCCTCCCGAGACTCATCTCGCCGGAGCCGACGCCGTGCTTGCGTGTTACATTACCACACAAGCAACGGCGCCGGTCAACCGACTAGAAGCCGTTGCTGTAACGCTGCTCCATCATCTCACGAGCCTCTGCGAGACTGCGCGGAGGCTGGTCCGGTGAAGCGGCCATCCCGCCCGGGGGAGAGGTCTGGGGGGCGCGGCCCTGCTGCTGCGCGAAGGCAGCCAGCGAACTACGGCGCCAGTCGTCGAAGTCGCTCCATGCCTGACCGACAGCCTCAGAGATCGGCCTACCGGGCTGAATGTACTCAGCAGCGCGAGGAGCGATGAACTGAAGGTCGGAGTCAGAGAGGTTGTTCGAGGAACGGAGCCTGTCCATCTCCGTACGAAACTCATCGAACTGGGCACGCTCCTGATACTGCTGTTCCATCTCAGCCAGCCGCTGCTCTACGATGGACTCCACATCCTGCTGCCAGACAGACCGAAGGTAGTTGGGGTCAATCCCCGGCGAAGGGTCGTATCCGACAGGCGCTTCCCCCCCATACTCCGGTCCATACGGCTCTGAGTAGTGCTGCTGCTCATCAGCGAACATGTGGTCCTCGTTACCGAACGGGTCGTTCTTGGCCTGCCAGTACAGGTTTGCAGCCTCCTGCACCTCGGCAAGGCTCATGCCATCAGGAATCTCGTTCCCCTGAAGCATACGCTCGATGAGGTAGGGGCGCTGGTCACGGTCGCCTAGCGCACTCCACCCCTCGTAAGCGTTCCTTACGTCCTCGGGGTCGTACTCAGCCGGGTCGAATCCAGCCTGCTGCCACGGCTCCCACGGATTCGGCTGCTCCTGCGGTGCGTCGTTCTCGTCAGCCATCGTTGTCGGCCTCCTCGTCGGCCAGATCGTCGTGCCCGATCAGTTGGATTTCGTCGATACCCGGACCGTCATCATCGACGACAGGGGGATCAACCTTTGGCATGTCTACGTGATCATAGATAATCATGCCTGCACGTGCGAGGTTTTCACGAACCTCGCGGGGGTAAAGAAGCCCCCTGTCAGCGGTCGCAAGGATCGCGGCCACGTCCTTCTCAAATCCGGGGCCGAAGCCCCTGTCAGTCTCTGAACTCACATCGTCCCCGTTATCGCATTAGCCTGTGACTGCCCGCCAGCACGCTCCTTAGGAGGTGACGGCTGGCCCTTCGGAGCCGGTGCTGATGGCCCCTTTGCCATGTCGGGTGGCGTCTGCTCACCCATTGACACGAGTTGCTGACCGAGCATCTTCTTGTGCTCGGCTGCGTGCTCACGCGCTGCCTGCTTTACAAGCGGGTGTACCGCATCGTATCCATCAGACAGTCGCCATAGATCGAGCGCCCTGAGGTGTGAGGCGTGGTCGTCGTAGTCCTCCACCATCGGAATGTTGACGCCAGCGTCGCGCAGCATCCCGAGAACAGTTGGAGGGTTGATGCCAACCGCACCGAGAGATTCCATCGGGTTGCCGCCGTCAGAAACTGCAAGTGACACCGCCTCCGTGTACTGAGCCTGAATCTGCGAGAAGTCCATCCATACCTGATCGCGCTCGTCCAACTTGCCGAGTGCGGCAAGAGCCTTGTTCTCGCGCATCTGCTTGTCACGCTGTGCAGTCTCAGACGAAATGAACTCGTCGTAAGAACCCTCGATGAACCGCGCGACATAAGGGCGAATGTCGTTGCCCACTAGGGGCGCCAACTGCATTAGCGTCTGGAACTGGAGGGCGCGGTTGCGCGGGAGAATCGACGCAGTAATGCGTACGTCCTCTGCGTCACGAATCATCTGGCCGACGAAAGCCGTGAGTTCCTCGGAGTCATCTACGCCTGAGGTCTGGACAAGGCGAGGGATCGAGTAGTAATCACGGACGAGGCGGAGTGAGCGCGAGAGCCCCCACTCGATAGTTGACGCAACCTGAGATGCGGTACCAGACAACTGCGTTTCTGAGTTCTGGGCAAGAGCCTGAATACCTACTGCGCTCTCAACCCCACCGGGCTGAACGCCACGGAGGGCGTCACTCTGATTAGCAATCTCAGCCATCTGCTGGACGCACCATTGAAGATGCTGCGTAAGGATCGCAACCGGTTCGCCCGGGGTGGGCAGGAAGTGCGGGTCGCCAATCGGGTGAACCTCTGCATACCCACGCTCGTTGTACAACTCCTGCCCTCGGAGCGAACCAACGGGGACGAGTACGGGTGGGCGTGCAACCTTCTCCATCCACTCCGAGAGGAGCGAAAGAATACGGTTGAAACGCTGCTGGATCGGACGCAGTTCATCAACGGTCCCACGGCAGCGCATGTAGTGGCCGCCGTCCGGCTTCGGGTTGAACGGCTTGTACGGTAGGTCGTAGTCGTTGTACTGCTCGACGAGAAGCGGCTGACCGGGGGCGCGGTCAAGCCAGCGGGCGTGGCAGCCCTGCGGCCACTCTGGCCCCGGCTTCATGTACATCTCGTGAACGATGTACTCCTCGCGCCCCGGGATGATCCTGTCTGCGAGTTGCCCCTCGTCCTCTGCGACTACAGGACCAACGTTCATGTCTTGGTTGGACATGCGGTTACCGCTGCGTGTCTTTTCCTGCTTCAGAAGATCGTCGATCTTTACGCGGTTATCTGACTCGATCTTCGCCTTCGGTAGGACACGAGACTCGATAATCCAGTTCGTGTCCTTCCAATGAATCGCGGTCGGATCGACAGCAACAGCGCCGGGACGAACGACCCGCCAGACAACCTCGCCCAACTTCAGCCGCTGCGGTCGCCAGAGGGTTCCGCCGTCGGGGTCCTGCTGGATTGCTGCCTCGTACTGCTCTCGGCTGGCGATCGGCTGGCCGTCCTGACCGATGTAGATAACGGTTTCTTCTCCGCAATTCGGATCGAACGTTACGTTGAGAAACGAAATACCGTCTATCTCACCGGTAAGCACAAGATCGCGGAGGGTGCGGTCAACAGCCCACCCCGACTCGTCCCACTTAGCGGCGATCAACTTCTTCGCCTGACGCGCTCCGTCGATTACCTGCTGGTCACGTGTCTTGGGGATTACCTCGTACGGTGGGCGCTGCGCGGTAAGCGTCGAAACACGTCCGTCAGTCATCTGGCGCAGGCGGTTGAACGTTTCGCGCCTTCTGCCACGGGCGCTCTCCGAAAGGATTTCGAGCCGACCTGACGAGAAACCGGCACCGGGCCGTGGCTTGAACCATTGGTCGCCTCGGTACACCATGCGGTTCTGCTGCCAGCGGGTGCGCTCCTGCTTGGCGACCTCCTTGCCCTGAACGACCATGCGCTGAAGGCGAGAGGCTGCATCGCCTTTGCCGGTGTAGATACCGCTGAAAGACTGAGCCATTCGTTACCTCTTAGTTCCGGGTGTCGGCGATCCGCTACGTCCGTTGCGGCCACCGTTCCCAGACGATACTGACGAAAGAAGTAGAAGCACTAGAAGGGTGTTGGCGTTCCGCCGTTGCCGCTGCGACCAGAGCCAGATGTAACTGGCGAGCCGTACTCACGACCGGGAAGGTGTACTGAGATAGTAGACAATGTACCTATGTTAGCGGAAACAAAGATTCCCGATCGGCGTGTCACGTAACTGGCAACCGATGAAGTTAGCGCAAGGATAGACGCAGCGAGTTCCGTTCCGCTGCGTAGTTCCGCAGACATGGACGACGTTGCGGCGACAAGTGACGCAGCGAGTTCCGTTCCGCTGCGTAGTTCCGCAGACATGGACGACGTTGCGGCGACAAGTGACGCAGCGAGTTCCGGAACAGAG